CGACAGACGGTTGGACGAGGGGTTGATAAGTGAGGAGGACGGCCGATTGACGCTTGTGCCGGACAAGACATAGCGGACAGGAGGACATCCTCCCCCCCCATAAAGGGGGAGGAGTGTCCGTCCGGTGTCCTTTGTCCGGTGTCTTAGGAGTTGACAGCCTAAAGCAAATGGTTTAGAGCGGAGAGGCAATCACGTCGAAAGGAAAAGCCGATGGCCCGCATTACTTTCAAGACCAAGGTTCGGGATATTTGGAACGCGGACGGAACCGAGGTCGAGTTTCAGGTTGTCGACGTTCCGGAGCTGAAGCGTTCGCATTGCGATATGAATGCATTCCGTCAGCATCGGAAACACGGCAGCTATGCCAACAGCGATTTGTTCCCTGCTATCCTGCGTCGGATCAAGATGGATATCACCAAGCCCGGCGGATGGATGAAACTTGGGGAGTTGCCGGATAATGTAACGGTGGACACAAGCGGGTTTCTTGCAGTCGTAACGGTCGAGGTTTGAAAGCCATGGCGCTCAAGGTAAAAGGGCAGTCCGGACAAACCGGCCTTGCGCGTCACGCGCGCGACCGCTTGCGGCAAACCGCCAGTTCGTGTTAAGCGCCGCGCATGGCAACGCAGGCTGTGGCTCGAACCGTTTATGATCCGGCTGTCGCCGACGAGATCCTGCGACGCATGATGAACGGCGAGACAGTGACCGCGGCCGCGGCCAGCATCGGCGTGGACCGCGGCGCGATCTACGTATGGAAGCGCGATCGGCCGGACCTAGACGCAGCATTCGAAGCGGCCAGACTGGCGGGCGCCGAGATGATCGCGCAAGACGCATTGCGCATCGTCGACGGTGACGACCTGGACGACCTGGTGCCGCTGGACCTCGAGGGCGTGCGCGGCCTCGTCAACCGCAAGACACAGCTCGCCGCGGCCGGTGGAGATCCCGTTGCCCGAGCTCGTCTGCGCTTCGAGGGACGCATGAAGCTCCTCGCCAAGTGGTTCCCCCAGCACTACGGCGACAAGCTCCTTCATGCCGGCCACGACGGTGGGGCGATCAAGAGCGAGACGGCACTGAGCGTCAAGGAACTGGCACAACAATTGCGTGCCCGTGCATCGGGGCTGACGATCGAGGGTGATGCAAAAGAGTTGTTGACAGATGCAAGCGACCGCTTTACTGCTGTGTCTGTCAGCAACGAAAGGGATGACCCATGCCTTACCAGTTCAACAGCGAAGCAGAGGCCAAGGCGGCAATCGCCCGCGCCATCAGCACCGGGCGCTGCACTTCAGGGTACGCAGCGATCCGCTTCGGGGGCGCTACCTACTGGACAGCGCACGTCCGCAACGGTGGCACGGGCTGGTGCCTCTGAGCCAGGAGCGCCACGCTCCGAGCCCTGCGCTCCTGGCTCAGAGCGCAGCGGCGAAGGGCGCGGGACCGTAAGCGCTGGCGCGGCCGGCGGAAAGCGGCGATCGAGGGGGGCGGGGGACCGGGGTGGGGGCTCAGAACGGGGGGCCTCCGGCGAAACGGGTGGGACTCCGGCCCCACAAATTTTTGAGAACGATTCCAACGACTTACCCTCAACCAGCTACTTGCCCACAGCCCGTAACAATCCCCGCCGAAGCACCACCCTTTCCCGAAATTTTTCCGAGAAAAATCAGACAACTAAAAGCGGTAACGAACCCGGGGAGCCGCCGCAGAGCACCACCCCCGAGTTCCCGTCCGACGAGGACTGGGCTCCGGAGGACTACGTGTGACGACCGTGCTTGACCCTTACGCCGGCCTGTCAGAAAAGGCGCGGGAACTGGCCGTCGTGCGCATGCGCAAGACGCTGTCGCGCGAGCCGGATCACCGGACCCACCACAAGGCTACCCGGCAGTATCTGAAGACGCTGGTCGGCAAGCCGGCTCTGCCACCCCTCGAACCACCCAAGCCTGTTCAGACCGAAACCGAGAGGGAGGTACACAGGGCTTGCCGGATGTACGACCGCAAGGCTCGTGTCAGCCCACAGGGGCAAGCGAAGCAGGAGGAAGGGCTCAAGTCCGTGCTGCGGCGCATCCAGGCGGGCACCTGCCCGGTTTGCATGCATCCTATTCTCGGGCTGGGCACCTTTGACCACGTTGTTCCTCTTTCTCGGGGCGGGAAGGACGCCGGTAATCTCATCCTGATGCATGGCGTGTGCAACCAGGAGAAGGCCGACAGGATGCCGACCGGCTGCGAACTGATCTGGCTGGCGATGGTGAACGCCCACCTGGGTGCTCGCTCGACGTGACCCTCCCCGCGCTCTCCGAGGCCGAACTCGCCAGTCTTCCGCCCGAGGCGCTCAGCTTCCTGCGCTGGCAGCTCGAATGGACCTCTACGGCGCGGCCCAACCAGATACCCCCCAGCACCGACTGGACCGAGTGCGGCCTGCTCGCGGGGCGCGGGTTCGGCAAGACCAGGGTCGGGGCCGAGTGGCTCGCACGGGCGATCTACGAGGACCCGAGCACTTACCCGAGCGCGGTGATCTGCCCGACCTACTCGGACGTCAAGTTCACCGCCTACGAGGGCGAGAGCGGACTTCTGAGCGTCATCCCGCCCGACCTGGTCGTCAGCTACAACAAGAGCGATCTGACGATCGAGATGAAGAACCTCGCCGGCGGCGTGTCCATGATCCGTGGGTTCAGCGCCGAGAAGCCCGAACGGCTCAGGGGTCCGCAGCACGCCCGCGGCTGGCTCGACGAGATCGCGGCATGGCTGTACGACGAGGACACCTGGGACATGTACCAGATGGGCCTGCGCCTCGGCGAGGAGCCACAGACCCTGTGGACGACGACGCCCAAGCCCAAGGACCTGATCCGCAAGCTGACCGAGGCGAAGGATGATCGGGTCATCGTCCGTGGCTCGACCTACGACAACCGGGTCAACCTGCCGACCAAGTTCTTCAAGCAGCTCGAGAAGTACGAGGGCACGACCCTCGGGCGGCAGGAGCTGATGGGCGAGCTGATCGACCCGGAGGAGGGCGGCATCGTCAAGCGCTCCCAGTTCCGGCTGTGGCCGCATGACCGGCCGCTGCCCGCCTTCGAGTGGATCATCGTCAGTCTCGACACGGCCTTCACCGAGAAGACCGTCGACAGCAAAACCAAGGACCCCGATGCGACGGCCTGCACGGTCTGGGGGACCTTCCGGCACGAGAAGCGCATGAACGTCCTGCTTTTGGACTGCTGGGAGGACCACCTCGGCTTGCCCGAGCTGATCCGCCGGACCCGCAAGGAGATGGCCCAGCACTACGGCGACGACGCCGACCGGCCTATGATCCAGCCGCTGATCGGCGCCAACCACTCGGCCAGCTTCGGCCGCAAACCCGATATCCTCCTGATCGAAGACAAGGGCAGCGGCATCTCGCTGAGGCAGATGCTCGAGCGCGAGGGCATCATCGCCTTCCCGTACAACCCCGGCCGGGCCGACAAGCTGACCCGCCTGCACGTCGTCTCGCCGGTGTTCGCGCGGAGGCTCGTCTGGCTGCCGGAGAGCGACAACGCCGAGCGCCGCGGCAAGCCGCGCAACTGGTGCGAGCCGATGCTCGCGCAGCTCTGCTCGTTCACGGGTAGTGGGTCTATCAAGCACGACGACTACGTCGACAGCGTGACCCAAACGATGATGTTCTTGATAAATAAGCAGTTTTTGGACGTCTCTTTGCCCCAGCGCGAGCAGAAGGAAAGAGACATCGAGGACCGGGACAAGGGCTTCGAGCGCGAGGCCAAGCGTGGGGCCTATCTGAACCCGTACAGTTGCTGAGAAGGAGACGAACGATGGCTGAGATCAAGACACCGCTGGCGAGGCTGGGGGCGGGCGAGACCTTCACCGCGGGGGAAGATGGCGCGTGGGTCATAACCGAGGCCAACACCCACGCGGACATCCTGCGTTTTGTGGTGGCCGACATAGGCACTGACGCGAGCGTCGTTCTGGCTGGAGTTTTGAGCGACTTGAACCTCGCCAGCGATTAGTTTAAGCACCACCCGACATCAACAGGGGTAATGCCAATGACGCGCATCGGTCTGTTCCACGGCGGCAGCGGCCTGGAGGTCGAGTTCGATGAGACCGAGGCCGGAGAGCGCGTCACCCTTGAAGTCAACGACCAGACCGCCAGCGTCCCGCTCGGCATCCTGTTGGAAGTGCTCGACGCCGCTGGCATCGGCATGGAGGCATCGGCGTAGTGGCCGCCTACACCGACAAGACCGCCAACCGTCCCGTCGAGGCGTGGCTGTTCGACGGCTCGATCGCCTCGGTCCACGAGTTGATGGCCAGCCACCCCGACGTCTGGTGGGAGCGCGGCGCCATCCGGGTCGGCAGGCGGCAGGGGTCCAGCGCCTCGCTGGTCCCGCCTGGCCGCTGGATCGTGCGCGACCCCAAGGACAACTCGCTGTCGGCCTTCGAGGCCGGGCGCTTCGACGAGCGGTTCGAGATGTGGAGGGCCGACGTGTGATGGACGAGACGGTCTTTCAGCTCTTGGTCAAACGAAAAGATGCCTTGGAACTCGGGCTGAAACGATATTTCACCGGGAAGCCGTGCAAGAGGGGCCATGTTGCGGAACGCATAACCAGCAGCAAAGAGTGCATGGGTTGCCTGCCGGAGAAAAACGCCGAGGCGAAGCGTCGACGCCCGAACTGGCACAAAGAGCATTACGCCAAGCTGATGGCGAAAAACCCTAACATTTGGAAAGAAAAATACGCGGCGGATCCGGATTCGCAAAAGGCACGCTGTGCCAAGTGGTACAAAAAGAACAAGCACGTTGCTACCGCGCGGTTGGCGCGTAGACGGGCCGTGTTGCGCAACGCAGCGCCAGGGTGGCTGACGAAAGAAGATCACAAAGCTATCCGCCGCGTGTACAAGCAGGCTGCAGAAATGACGAAGCTGACTGGCATTCCGCACGAGGTGGATCACATATACCCGCTGAAAGGCGAGACAATGTGCGGGCTGCACGTCCCGAGCAACTTGCGGGTTATCACGACCTTCGACAACCGATCCAAAGGCAATCGCCTTAGCCAAGGAGTAGCCGAATGATCGGCGAAGACGAACTCCCGCAAGGCGAAACAGTGACGATCGACGTTGACGATACCGGCGTCACGGATACTGACGATGGCGGGGCGTACGTAAAACTTGACGAACCCGAAGGCCGGCAGCGCTCGGAAGATTTCTACGCGAATTTGAGTCTTGAGATGCCGGAGAGCGAGCTCGACGAACTGAGCACCCGCTTCCTCGACCTGATCACCCAGGACAAGGAGGACCGCAAACAGCGCGATCTCGCCTACGAGATGGGCCTGCGCCGCACCGGCCTCGGCAACGATGCCCCCGGCGGCGCCCAGTTCGACGGCGCGAGCCGCGTCGTCCACCCGATGCTCGTCAGCGCGACGGTCGACTTCGCCGCCCGTCTGATGAAGGAGCTGTTCCCTCCAGGCGGACCGGTCAAGGACCTGATCCCCGGCGATCTGACCCCCGAGAAGGTCAGGAAAGCGCGGCGCAAGGCCGCGATGATGAACTGGCAGCTCACGGTCCAGTCGACCGAGTTCCGCGCCGAGCTGGAGCAGACCCTCACCCAGGTGCCGATGGGCGGCGCGCAGTACCTCAAGCTGGGGTGGGACGAGCCGCGCAACCGTCCGACCGGCCTGTTCGTCGCCATCGACGACATGCTGCTGCCCTACGCCGCGACGAGCTTCTACTCGGCGCAGCGTCGCACCCACGTCCAGTACCTGACCGCCCTCGACTTCCGCCAGCGCATCCGCTCGGGCGACTTCCGCGACGTCGATCTGGCGCCTTCCAGCCTGACCCCCGAGCAGACCGCGGTGGCGCGGGCCAACGACAAGATCGAGGGCCGCGACCCCAGCACCATGAACGTGGACGGCCTGCGCAAGGTCTTCGAGGTTTATGCGCTGTGCTCCTTGTCGGTCGATGTCGCCGGCGTCAGCAACTCGGACCGCGACGAGGACATCGCCCCCTACATCATCACCATCGATGATACCTCGCGCAAGGTGCTCTCCATCTACCGCAACTGGGACGAGTTCGACGACAGCCGCGAGGAGCTGCACTGGTTCGCCGAGTTCCCGTTCGTCCCGTGGCGCGGGGCATACCCGCTCGGACTGCCGCACATGATCGGCACCCTCAGCGGCGCCGCCACCGGCGCCCTGCGCGCCCTGCTCGACTCCGCCCACATCCAGAACACCGCCAGCGGGGTCAAGCTCAAGGGCCTGACCAGAGGCGGCCAGAGCCTCCAGCCGCAGGTCGGCGAGGTCGTCGAGATCGAGGGCGGCATCAACACCGACGACATCCGCAAGCTGTTCATGCCGATGCCGTTCAACCCGCCGTCCCCGATGCTGATGCAACTGCTGACCTTCCTCGTCGACACCAGCAACAACGTCGTGCGCACGACCTTCGAGGACATGGCCGAGCAGCGCAGCGACGCACCGGTCGGCACGACGCTCGCCCGCCTCGAGCAGGCCATGGTCGTCTACCGCGCCATCCACGCCCGGCTGCACGACGGCATGGCGCGGGTTCTGCGCATCCTCCACCGTCTCAACGGCATGTATCTCGACGACGAGAACACCCGTGACGAGGTCGGTGAGGAGCTGGCGACGCGCGCCGACTTCGAAGGGCCGATGGACGTCGTCCCGGTCAGCGACCCCAACATCTTCAGCGAGGCGCAGCGCGTCGCCCAGGCCCAGGCCGTCGCCCAGCGCGCCGATCTCAAGCCGCAGATCTACAACCAGCGCAACGTCGAGGTGCGGATCCTCGAGACGCTCAAGGTGCCGAACCCCGAGCAGCTGTTGATGCCGGCGATCGAGCCCAAGGAGCAGAACGCGGTCAACGAGAACGTCACCGCGACGCTCGGGCGGCCGGTCACGGCCTTCCCTGAGCAGGACCACATCGCCCATCTCCAGACGCACATGGCCTACATGATGAGCCCCGCGTTCGGGATGTCGCCGCTGATCGCGCCGGCCTACCTGCCGGTGATGCTCGGACACATCAAGGAGCACCTCGCCTGGTGGTACGCTTCACAGGTCTTCGAGACCGCCAACCTGGCGATCGACGGCGATATCGGCGACGAGATGAGGAAGCTCAAGGGCGACATCCCGGCGCGCAAGGCGCTCGACCGCATGCTCGCCGAAGCCGGGCTGGTTGCCGTCGAGCAGGGCCAGCAGCAGTTCGGCCAGCTGCCCCAGATCGTCCAGCAGGCGCAGCAACTGCTCCAGCAGCTTGCGCCGCAGCCGCAGGACCCCAAGGCGCTCATCGAGCAGGGCAAGCTCGCGCTCAAGAGTCAGGAGCTGCAGCAGGACGGCAAGCAGAACACCGAGGACAACGAGATCAAGGTCAGGCTGGAAGAGATGCGGCAGGAGGGCGAGGACCGCCGCACCGCCGCCGAGCTGGAGACCAAGGTCGCCACGAACGATGCGGACAATGAAATGGCGGCTAACATCGCTGCCGCCGAGATATCGACTGGTGAGCGGATCGCACAGAGCACAGGGAAGGGATCGAATCCCAATCCGTCGCCGTGAGGGCCGAGCCTGCCCTCCGCGAGGCCCGCGAAAAAGGACTCGTGTTTTACTTCACTGGGCGTCCTTGCAGACGTGGCCATGTGGCAAAACGATGGGTCGCTGGGCGTGGTTGCGTTGCATGCGCGCCGGTTAATCAAAAGAGGCGCTATGATAGCGACCCAGAGTCTTACCTCGAACGCCAACGGCAGTGGCAGAGCGAAAACCGACACGTTACGCGAGGGGCGTCGAAGCGTTGGAAAGAACAAAACCCGCAGAGAAACAAAGAAGGCTGGGACCGCTGGGCCGCACAAAACCGAGATCATCTCGTCGCCACAGCCCGGCAGCGCTACTTGGAAAACAGAGACGAAGTCCTAGCTTACAACAAGGTTTGGAACCGGAAAAACCCAGGCGCGCGAAATGCGCTTACTCGAAAACGAGGCGCAGATAAGCTCCGGGCTGTTCCGCCTTGGTTGACAGAGCAGCACTACGAACAGATCAAGCTCGTCTACGTGGAGGCCCGACGGCTCACTGACGAGACAGGCGTGTCTCACCACGTAGACCACATCTTTCCGTTGCGCGGGCGCAACTGCTCAGGGCTGCACGTTCCTTGGAATTTGCAGATACTGACAGCTTCTGAAAATTCACGTAAAAGGAACAAAGTGCCGGCCGATCGGTGGGCGCTCGCTTTCAAGGAGCATTTTTGATGGCCGAAAAGAACAACGCGACGAGCGGCAGCCCCAGCGGCACGACGCCGAAGCTGAGCGCCGACAACAGCAACCAGCACAAGCGCCTGGCGAGCGGCGACAATGTCGACGCCGGCCAGAGCAGCGCACCGAAGACGCGCTGGTGAACGAGGGCCAGCTGATCGGCCGGCTCAAGGCGCTCAAGGCGAATATCGCCGAGAGCGCCATGACTGCGCCCTCGGGCGACGCCTTCATGTACGGCAAGGCCGTCGGCATGTACGCCGGGGTCGATGCGGCGCTCGGAGCGGTCGAGACGATGCTCGACGAAGAGAAGGAACGGGAGCGCGAGGTATGAGCGAACTGACTGCACGGCGCTGGGACAAAGATGGTGGCAGCCCCAACTCGCACAAAGCGATCGAGGCGCTTGACGTGGCGCGGCACCGTATCGAAACGGGCGAGTGGCTTGCCGATCACGTTATCGTGATAGTGGGGAGCATCGACGGGGACGGTGGCGCGAACACTTCCTTCACACAGGCTGGCAAGCTTGACGCTTACGGCCAACTCGGGTTGCTCGACGTAGCGCGCGATCTTATGAACCAGAAGGCTTGAGGAGCATTTATGGACCTGTGGGTTCCGAACAAGGTTAACTTCCAGTACGACAGCATCGAGGACGCTTTCCCGGCGCTCGACTGCGGCGGTGACCCCTGCGGCGACAGCGCCATCTTCCAGCTGCGAGCACCCAAGACCAAGACCAAGGGCGGCATCATCCTCGCCGAGACGACCAAGGACATCGAGGCGCAGAACACCCAGGTCGCCAAGGTCGTCGCGTTGGGGCCTCTGTGCTTCCGCGATCCCGATAGCCGCGAGATCTGGCCCGAGGGCATGTGGTACGATGTCGGCGAGTTCGTCCGGGTGCCCAAGTTCGGCGGCGACCGCTGGCACATCGAGCACGGCGAGGGCGACGACAAGGTCGAGATCACCTTCGTCCTGTTCCGCGCACGGGATATCCGCCTGCGGATCACCGGTGACCCGCTGATGATGAAGACGTACATTTAACCAAGAGCACAGGAGCGCCAGACATGGCATCTAAGGCCGAAGAACCCATTGTCGAAGACACCGAGGAGCTGATCCCGGTCGACACGCCGCCGGCCGCCGAGTCCGCGGCCAACGACGCCGATGACGACGAGTCCGAAGACGAGGACGACAAGCGCCTCGCGGGCAAGGACGATGCGGAAGAGGACAGCGAGGAAGACGACGGCTTCCGCCTCGCCAAAGACCGCAAGCCCAAGAAAAAGCGTACGTGGGGCGAGAGGCGGGAGCGAGCGCGGCAGGACCGCCAGCGCGACGCACTCGAAAAACAGTTCCTGTTGCAGCAGGTCAACGAACTCAGGCAGCGCCTCGGCCACGTCGAGGGCATCGCGGTATCAAGCAACGAGGCCAATCTCGACCAGCGCATCGCCGAGGCCGACCGCGAGTTCCGCACCGCTACCGCGCTGATGGCCAAGGCGATGGAAGCCGGCAACAGCGAAGACTTCGCGACGGCGATGGACATCCGCGACAGCGCGCGCGACACCGTGCGCTCGCTCCAGTTCACCAAGCAGCAGACTGCGGCGGTTCGCCAGCAGCCGCAACAGCAGCCGGCCGACCCGCGCGTCGAGCATTACAAGAACCGCTGGGTCAGTGATAACTCCGACTGGTACGGCAAGCCGGGCTACGAGGACGACACGCAGATCGCCAACGCGATCGACCAGGCCGTCGCACGCGAGGGATATCAGCCGCACACCGAGGACTACTGGCTGGAGCTCAACCGGCGCCTCTCGTCCCGTCTCGGCGGTGCTGCTCAGTCCGAAGCAGCTCCTCGCCGGCAGCCCCCTCCGCAGGGCCGTACCAGAGAGCACGTACCCCCCGGCGCACGGCAGCGCGAAGTTTACGTGACACCGGAGCGCAAAGCCGCTATGATCGAGGCGGGCTATTGGGAAGACCCGGTAAAACGGGCCAAGATGCTCAAGACGTTCATCGAATACGACAAGAATCAACCGGCTCGCTGAAACAGGAGTGAGACCTTTGACTGAAGATACTTCAGATGGACGGATAAAGCGTGACCTCGGAGTTGTCCGTCGCTCGCGCGCTGCCGTGGACGAGCGTCCTGAGCGCGGCGTGAGCGTTGCAGATCGACTGGAAGCGTTCCGCGAACAGCAGTACAACAACGCACTTCCAGACTTGCCACCAATTCCAGGCTACCACACGATCTGGCTGACCACGACCAACCCCCGCGACTCGATCACGCACCGGCTTTCCCTCGGCTACGAACTCATCAACGCCGATGATTTTCCCGGTTTCTCGTCGGTCACTGTTCGCACGGGCGAGTACGAAGGTTGCATCGGGATCGAGGAGATGATCGCCGCGAAGCTCCCGGACGAACTGTACCAGGGCTACATGAAGATCGCTCACTACGACCGGCCGAAGGAACAGGAAGACATTCTCAACCGAAATATCGAGGCTCTCCGCCACGACGCAGCACGCGACGGCGGAAAGATCATCGATGCCGAGGACGGAGAAGAGAACGGCATGGCGGATCTGCGACGCAGCACCCCCGCCCCGAGGCACTTCAGCTGACGGAGAGGGGTTTTCCTTAACCCACCTTCAAGGTGAACGGCTATGTCTTCGACTTCAGCACCGTTCGGCCTGCGTCCCGCACTTCATCAGAGCGGAGTGGTTCGCCCCTCCGCCTATACGATCATCACGGGATACACGTCGGGCATTCTCCAGAACCAGCCGATCAAGGTCGGCACCAACGGCACCATCGAGGCCGCGGCCATCGGCAATCGGTTCATCGGCACCTTCCAGGGCGTCGAATACACCGATACGCTGGGCAAGCGCATCTACTCCAACCAGTGGATCGCCAACACCGCGGCAACCAACATCGTCGTCTACACGACCGAGGATCCGTACATCACGTATGAAATCCAGTCGAATGCGGCGATCACGGTTGCCATGATCGGCGAACAGTTCGACTTCACGACGATCACGGCCGGCAGCACCACCACGGGGCTGTCTGCACTGATGCTCGACGTCGCGTCGACTGCAGCCAACGCGAGCCTCCGGCTCCTCAATATTTCGCCGTACCCCGACAACGCTGCCGGGGATACTTACGTCATCTGCCAGGTCCAGATCAGCGAACACCAGTTCGTCGCTGATGTGGCTGCCATTTAAGGGAGGACTGAGAAATGGCTTCTCCTATGCGCAGCACGGATTTCCGTGACATCGTGGCCCCGATCCTCAACGAGGAGTTCGACGGCCTCTACGACCAGCGTGACGACGAGTGGGCGATGGTCTTCAAGGAGTTCGAGGGCATCAAGCGCTCGTACCATGAAGAACCGGTGCTCTACGGCATGGGCGCGGCGCCCGAGGTTCCCGACGGCACCGCCTTCACCTACCAGTCGGGCGGCGAGCTGTTCGTCCAGCGCTACGTCTACAAGGTCTACGGCCTTGCGTTCGCGCTCACCAAGGTCCTCGTCGAGGACGGTGATCACATTCGCATCGGCCAGATATACGCTCGCCATCTGGCGCAGTCGCAGATCGAGACCAAGGAACTGCTCGGGGCGAATATCCTCAACCGGGCGTTCACCTCCGGGTACAACGGCGGCGACGGCGTCTCGCTGATCAACACCGCGCACCCGATCGCCACCGGCACGTTCAGCAACCAGCTGTCGACGCCGGCCAACCTGTCGCAGACCTCGCTCGAGCAGATGCTCATCCAGATTCGCAACGCGGTGAACAACACCGGGCTGCGTATCCGCCTGACGCCGAAGAAGATCGTCACCGGTCCTTCCAACGTGTTCCAGGCCGAGGTTCTGCTCAAGTCGGTCCTCCGCACCGGCACGGCCAACAACGACATCAACCCCGTCAAGTCGATGGGTCTGCTGTCCGAAGGGCAGGCCAACCTCTCGCGCATCACCTCGACCACATCGTGGTTCATCGAGACCGACGCGCCCGAGGGCATGAAGCTGGCGATGCGTCGCAAGCTGGAGAAATCGATGGAAGGCGATTGGGAAACTGACAGTATGCGCTACAAATCAAGCGAGCGCTTTAACTTCGGCTGGACGGACCCACGCGGTCTCTACGGAACCGCCGGCGTGTGAGGTAACTGCTTGAAATATCCGCTTTTTCTTGGCGGCCCCCGGTTTTAGCCGGGGGCCGTACTTTTGTGATTGACGCATTCAACTCTTGTAATTACAAGAGTCAGTATGCCGTCACCCAAACCTTTGTCGCTTGAAGCTGTCACCGCCAAATTCCCGGCCGAGACGCTTGCCCGCTACGATTTCAGCGGTGCTGTCTACACCGGCGCGCTCAACCGGATCACAGGCATCCGATGCCCTGAGCACGGGGAGTTTTCGCAGTACCCTTCACAGCTGCGCAAAGGCGGCTCAGGCTGCCCCCGGTGCGGACACGATCTCCGGGGCCAGAACAAGCGCATCACCCAGGACGAAGCCATCTCCAAGGCGGTGGCGCTGCACAACGGTTTCTACAGCTACGAGAAAACGGTCTACACGATCGGCCACGAGAAGATGACCGTGACGTGCCCGCTGCATGGCGATTTCAGCGTGCTGGCGATTAACCACATCTACGGCGGCCGAGGCTGCCCGACGTGCGGCGCGGCCAAGCGTGGGCATCGGTTCACCGGCGCGAATACCGCAGTGAGGTCGGGTCCGGTGATGATCGCCAAGCATGCAGCTAAGTTCGAGGCGCAGGCTCGAGAGGTCCACGGCGACAAGTACGATTATTCACAGGTCGACTACAAAGGCCGGAAGACGCACGTAGCTATTCTGTGCCCCAAGCACGGACCTTTCCAGCAGACCCCGGATCGCCATCTGTCGCGCGAACACGGCTGTCCCGAATGCTCGCACCACCTTTCCAAAGGCGAGGCGCAAATCAAGGCGTTCATGTCGATATTCGCGCAGATTGATTCCCGGCGCAGAGATATCGTCAAGCCGAAAGAGCTCGACATCTACGCGCCTGAGCACGCGCTCGCGGTAGAGTACTGCGGCGAGTACTGGCACGGCGCTGAGACGGCCGAAAAGGAAAAAGACGCAGAAACCCGGCATATCGACAAGATGCGCGCTTGCGAGGCGCGGGGCATTCGTTTGCTTACGGTGTTCGAGAGCGATTGGCTGCGCCGACCACACGCAATCCGGCGGCTCATTCGTAACGCCCTCGGCAAAGGTCGTGGCAAGGTCATGGCTCGTAAGTGCCAGCCGGAGAAGGTTGCGCACGCCGAGGCCGTGGCGTTCTTTGATCGTTACCACCCACAAGGTGGTTCGGGTCACGGCGTGTACTACGGGCTGCGGTACGGCGGAAAGCTGGTTGCGTGCATGCGCTTCACCTTTGGCGGCAACGACCGTGGTCCGAACAAGGAACGTCAGTGGACGCTCAGCCGCTACGCGACGCGCATCTCTGTCGTTGGTGGTGCCTCGCGGCTGTTGAGCGCCTTCGTTGAAGATTTTGATCCGTCACTGATCAAATCGTTCTCTGACAATCGCTACTTCACCGGCGCGATGTACGTACAGCTAGGTTTCGATCTGGATGCCGAGCTACCACCGGAGTATCAAGTCTACCACATCAAAACAGGGCTTTTGCCCAAGGCCGCTTGGCAGCGACGGGAGATACCAGCGCGTATCGCCCAGTTGGGGTCGAAGGAAACCTTCGATCCAGACCCTGAGAAAGACAGCCGGACAGAGACGACGATGACCTACCTGCTCGGGGCTCGGCGCGTCTACGACTGCGGCAAAAAACGCTGGATCTGGCGCAAGAAACCCGCTTGACGTAGCAACCGAACACTTTACAGTCCTACCTGCCAAGAGGAGCCGCACAGAATGACCGTCAGCAACCTTCCCTCCCGAATGAACCTTCAGACCATGGCCCCTGACCCGGACACCTGTCCGCCGACGACAGTCGAAGCGTCGACCGAGCAACACATCGGTAATCTGCCGGGATCGCCCCTTGTTGATCGGTACGAATGCTCGTGCGGCTGGCGGAGCGGCACGTTCTACGACGGTGCGCAACGGGCAAAGATGGAGTGGCTGGAGCATTCTGGTCAACTTGCGCAGCAACAGGCCGTAGCCGATTCCAACTACTGGGCACGCGCGGCCAACCAGAGGGTGGGTCAGCGCTACTCGCAGCAGCAGGCCGCTCAACCAGACCTCAGCCAGCTTGCGTCGGCGCAGGCGTCGGATCAGTTCAACAACGTCCGCGTCTGGGACCTCCCCGATCCGACCCTCCACGGCGCCGAGAAGATGCGGGACGAGGCCGTCGCAGCACTTTGGAAACTGCTTGACAGGACGAGCATCGAGCAGATTCGTTGCGGCGTCGAACTCGCGATCGAGCGTATCGAGGCACTCGACCCTGTGAAGGTCGTCGGATGACCTGGCGTACCCACCTCCTGCCGCAGGAGCGTAAACGGGTCCTCTACATCGAGGCCACTCGCCCCGCGCTCACTCGCGAGTACAGGAAGATAGCAGACCGCTGCCGCAAACGGCTGGCCAAGGAGACGAAGGCATGACCCAGGACCAATCCGTACTCGCGGCCCAGCGCGCCGAGGATCAGGCTCTTTGCGACTGGCTCCGGTTTAGCGATCTGGAAGGTGCCGACGGCGTGGCCACTCGCATCGAGCAGCTCGGCCAAGAGCTCTGCGAGGCATGCCACGATCGCGACCGTTTCCAGGCCGACTGCGAGCGGTTGAGCGCGGAACTTGCCACCCGTCCGCGCATTGCGGTATCAGGCACGCTGCCAATCGAGGACTAGGAGAGACGACATGACCAAAACCCCAACAAAAACCAAAACAACCAAACCCACTCCCACAAAAACAAAAACCCCAACAAAAATCTCCAAACCCACGACGCCGAAGGAACCCGAAGGGGCCGAGCACGCCAAGCTGATCGCGTTCTCCGACGGCAAGGGGCGGTGACGGAATACCTCCGCAAGACCTACGGCAACGCGTGGCGTCACTGCGACTGTGAACGCGACGCTGACGTCTGCCCCGAGGACTGCGGGCACTTCGCCTTCTGGAAGGCGCAAATGGATCGTCTTTTGGCGAAAAGCATGCGGCAGACAGGCGTGAGCGAGGGCGCGTAACTAACCCCTTCCCTTGGCCCCGATCCCCTGCTACACACTCGGCAGCGGATACCAAAGCAGCACCTCAGATGCCTCCTACATCTTTGAGGAGCTTTTCCTATGCCGCTTCCTGACAATAGCGTTACGCGGTTCCCGAACGGTATCAACACCAGCGCGGTATCGTCGCTGTTCGCAAACCTGCCGGTACCGACGGGCCTCGATCTCCACATCTACTGGAACGACTTCGACACCTATACGGCCGGCGACTGGGTCGTCACCGAGACACAGGCGGGCGCAACCCAAGCTCTTGCTGCCGGCGACGGGGGCTGGCTGCTGCTGACCAACTCGGCGGCCGACGACGATCTCGTCGCGCTCCAGAAGACGCCCGCGGCTTTCACCCTGACGGCCGGCAAGCAGGCGTGGTTTACCTGCCGCTTCAAGGTCAGCGACGCCACGCAGTCGGACATCGTGTTCGGCATGCAGGTCGTCGACACCACGCCCCTCGACGTCACCGACGGCATCTACTTCCTGAAAAGCGACGGTGCCGCGACGGTCGACTTCATCTGCCGCAAGAACGCGACGACGGGCTCGACGTCCTCGAGCGCGATCGGCACGCTGGCCAACGATACCTTCGCCCGCATGTCGTGGTACTATGACGGCATCAGCAAGGTCTACTGCTCCTTCAACGGAACCGTGGTCGCCTCGCTCGACGCCAGCAGCACCTATCTGCCGGACACCATCACGACGCTCAGCTTCGCGCTCCAGAACGGCGAGGCCGTCGCGAAGACACTCACTTGTGACTACATTGGCGCCTGGTTTGAGAGATAGAGGGTAAAGCTGATGCGGCCAATCGTTACCACTCTGAGCGACGCCTCCGGAGGCGCCAAGAACGTCGTCATTCCGATCGACTATATGGCGCGTCCGCAGGTCTCTCTGCAGGTCGATGTCACCGGCACGGCCAACTGGACCGTCCAGCAGACCCTCGACAACGTGTTCGATATCGCGGCGGGCTCGGTGACGTGGATCGACCACCCTGACACGAACATGGTCGCGCAGACCGTCGATCGTCAAGGCAACTACGCCTATACGCCGTTCGCCGTGAAGCTGATCCTGAACAGCGGCAGCGGCTCCGCCAAAATCACGGTGATCCAGCCGGGTACGATCCTCTGATGAGCGGGCTGAACAACGGCACCAGCGGCCTGTGGGACGCGCGAACCGGGCTCTGGGGCGGCAATTCCGGCCTGTGGAGCGGGGCCAGCGGTCTCGTCAACCCCACCGGTGGGAGTCCGTCGTCGCCCGCCGCCATGAAGTTCAACGTCGTCTCGAACAGCATGTACGTGCCTCTCCTGAGGAACTTCTGACATGGGTACTTTCAACGTCCTCGACGCCACCGGCGGCACTCAGGCGGTCACCAACAACGCGAACGGGAGGCAGGCGGCAGCTTCCTCCGCCCCGGCGGCGCTGTGCACGGAAGACAAGGCCGCGCTGGATCTCATCAACACCAACCTGACGACGGCCCTGACCGTTCTGGCCCCGCAGCCGATGATGGCAGCCGGTGCGCCGCTCACCACGCTGGCCTTCACCGAAGTCATCATCGCCGAAAGCACGTCGGGCGACCGGACGATCGTCTCGGCCACCTCCGGGCAGACGACCAAGGTCTACCGGATGGTGCTGCAGGCCGGCGCGACGGGCCTTACGGTGCTGGTCAAGGACGGCGCTTCGACAACGCTTCAGACGCTGGTTCTGGCGGCCAATCAGGGCTTCATCCTCGATTTCAGCCAGTACCCCTGGTACACCACGACGGCCAACACCGCGTTCATCCTGAACCTGAGCGCCTCGGTCGCGCTCAACGGACGCCTCTACTACATCAAGAGCGCCTGACGTGAGCGGGTTTTTCACCGCTCCGGGCGCTGCCTCGCAGCCGGGCAACCCGAACGCGACACTCGAATCCATTGGCTTCGCGGCGAACGGTACTCCGACGCAGTTGACTGCCAGCGCCACCGCGAACGTCAAGGGCAGCTACGCCACGATCGGCACCACGACCAGCGCCTGGTGTGGGTTTTTCCTGCATATCGGAGTGGCCTCTGCTTCGACGGCGCGCTTTCTGCTCGATATCCGCATCGGCGGCGCGACCGTCATCCTGCCGGACTTCTTCGTCATGCCGGGGACCAACATCGCTGGGCGCGTCTACGTCCCTCTGCAAATCCCGGCCAGTACGCTTGTCGAGGGGCGCGTCCAGTGTTCATCGACCGGTAGCCAGACGATCTCTTTCGCGATGACCGGTTCGGTTGCCAGCGCCTCTCTGGCCCCCGGCTTCACCCAGGCGACGGCGCTGAACGTCGATACGACCAACAGCCGGCCGAGCACGATCGACATCGCCGAAACGACCAGCCTGACGCTGCCGTTGACCCAGCTCACCGCTTCCACCGCAGCGACCTACGGAGCCTTCATCGCGGTCGCCTCGGCCAGCACTGCGACGCCCGGTACGGCGCAGCACGTCACTCCCGTCTTCGCAACGGGCGCGTCCAGTTCCGAAGTCGAGTTCGGCCGCATGCTCGTCAACGCCCTGAACACTACGGCAGGGATCAACCACGGCTATCAGTATCTCTCCCATTCGGTTGCGTCGGGCACCCGGCTGAGCGCGGGTGCGCTGGCCGCGGCGACGGGGGATAACATCCGCGTCGGCCTTTACGGTTTTGCCTGATGACTTTCACCCGCGCGAACCTCACCAGGATGACACGAGGCGGCGCACCGTCCCCCACTCCGCCCGAGGTGCTCGGCCTGCTGCCTGACGCCGCGCTCGGGGTCAGTTATCTGTCTTCAGGGGACGTCACCATCTTCGGCGGCACGGGGCCGTTCACCGCGTCCCTCAGCGGCCAGCCTTCGGGGCTCAACGTCACTGTCTCGGGCCGCGATCTCATCTTTGACTGGAGCAATCCGGCGTGACGGACATGCTCGACCCGCTACTCGCCTACCGCGACCGGTTCGCTGCCGTAGGCGAGGCTCCGATCGACTTGACGGACCTGGTCCCCGAGAGCTTTCTGACCCCTACCAGCTGGGCCATCACCGCCGGCAATGCGGCGGGCGACTGGACCCTGTCGGGCAGCACGATCGACTTCAGCGTCGCGGGCGCGGCGGCGGACATGCCGAACAGCCCGTACACGCTGACGATTCAGGCGACATGGGCGAGCCTTCCTGCGGCCTACCAGACGGCCTCGACCACCGTTACCGTCATCTGCCCCGCCGATACGCGCTACGTCGATCCTGCGGGCGGCTCCGATGCCGCGGCAGGCACCAGCAAGGCGGCGGCCTGGACCCACGCCACGGGCGACCCCAACGCTACGGGCAATGCGGCCTCCTTCTCGCCGTCGGTCCTCACGCTGATCAGCATCAAGGGCGGCACGACACAGATCCGCAGCAACTATGTCGCGCCGTCGAACAACAACATCGTCTATGCCTCCAGTATAGGCTGGGGAACGGGCCGGGCCATACTCTCGGGCCTCGATCTGCTTCCGGCCGGCACCGCAGCGTCCAGCGGGGAGGCGTTCGCCAACCCCTTCCTCGCCAGCATCAACAAGTACAGCCTCGGATATGCGTGGCAGTCCGGGCAATATCTCGTTGACAACGGGCAACTGATCTTCCCGGCGCAGTGGCCTGCGTCCGGCACCGACCCGCTACTCGACAGCCAGGACCCGAACCGGCAGCTCACGGGCGGCATGTACCGCTACCCGGCGACGGAAGTGATAAACTTCGGTACGGCTTCCACCACGATCACCGGCACGGCGGCAGCGGCTATCCTGGCGGCGTTCCCGACCGGGAAAAGCACGGTCGGCTATGTCGTCTGGCATTGGGTGGTGCCCAACGAGGTGCAGCCCTTCGTGATCACGGCGCACAACGTGGCGACGGGGCAGATCACCTTCGATACGTCCAGCGAGGCAACGACCAGCAACCTTCAGTTCGGGACATCGGCCACGCCGGCGCAACCCGCAAACGGCGACAGCGTGGTCGCGGCCGGCAAGACCTACACGTTCAAGACCGTACTCGACACCGGCGACGGCACCATCCTGATCGGGGCTACCGTAGCCGACACGATCGGCAATTTCGTCGCCGCGGTGAACCTGGCCGCCGGCGCGGGCACGAAGTACGGCAGCGCCACCACGATCAACCCGTCGCTGAGCGCGAGCGTCAACGGCACCTACCGCGCGCTGATGCAGATCAAGGTCACCGGGACGTCGCTGAACAGCGTTGCTCTGTCGATCGGCGTCGGCACGATCCTGACGTGGTCCATCGCTACGATGGTCAGCGGGGTTCAGGAGGTCAACGGGACCACCGCGTTCCAGATCGTCGGACACCCGTGGTCGATCGGTGCGGCCAACCAGTTCGCCGGGAAACCGGGCGACACCTATGTCCTGGCCTGGCTATCGGACGGCGTCGCGCCCGAAATCCTCACGCGCAAGATCGGGATCACCGCGAACAGTCCCTCCTCGCTCGGAGCCTACGGACTCCTGATCCAGGGGTACTACAACGATACCGCGAGCGCGGAGGGCGCCGGCATATCGGTCAGCCGCTCCAGCAATTTCACCTATAATTTCGCGAATAACGAGATCAAGTGGCTGGTCAACCACGCGACCAAGAGCGGGGGTATCCGAACGGTCGGCTCGGGCACGGCGACCTCCAACCGCCTTGATCGCAACTACATCCACGACAGTGTCCGGGCCAGCGGTATCCGGTATTCCTGCGCACAAACCGATGGCATCCAGGCGGTCAAGAACCGCGTCGAGCGCCTCACCCGCACCGGCATCTACATCGTCAACATGAAGAACAGCCTGGTTCAGGGCAACAAGCTGGTCTACATCATCAGCGCTCATGGCAACGGCTTCACGTTCTACCGGACCGGAGTATATGTCCCCGACAACAACACGATCCAGTACAATTACACCGAGAACGTCATCCGCCCCCTTACCAAGGACGCCCACGCCAACTCTTTGTTCACAGGCAACATCTTCGAATCCGACGAACTGAACAACGACCCGGTTCGCGCTTACGGCAGCTATTCGACCGATGTCTGGTCCCGCAACATGTGCATGCGCTATCGAAATAGCGCGCTCACCGGCACCTACTCGATGAATTTCGGCCTGGGCGGCGGCGGGGCCTGTCCCTACTCGAACAATGTCATCGACGGGGTCGTTCTCCAGTCCCCCTACGCCGCGGTGGGCACCGCCAATCTCATTACCAACGCCGTTGCAGGAACAGGAGCCGACGACGCTCTGGTCAACGGGATAAGCGACCAGATCGGCGGCCTGGGCTCGGACAACGTGTATTCTCCCTATCTGTGGGACGGCACGATCACCGCGCCGATGAAGAACCAGCTCGGTGTCGGCCGGATCGGCAACCAGCTCATCTACTCGATCGCGTCGGTATTTTTCCCGCCGCTCGCCAACCAGACGGTCTCGACCCTCGTCACGTCGGCCATGGCTCTGGTCGATACGCCCGATGCCACGAGGCCGATCAGCGTCAGCGGTGCGGGCAGTCCGCAATGGCGACAGGCCGACTACCCCGGCGGCGGCAATCCCACGGCTTGGACGTCGTCATCCGGAACGATCGACACCACGAAATATCTGCAGGTCCGCCAGACGACGTCGGCGAGCAACGAAACAGAGCAAACCGCGTCGATCGACCTTGGCGACGGCAACGTCTCGACCTGGACCGCGACGACCCTGAAAGCCAAGGACGTCCCGTGGGTCGCGATCAACACCAGCGATACATGGAACACGACATCGCAGGGCATCGCCGCCGACAGCCAGCTCCTGACGATAGCACTGAAGTTCAACTTCTCCGCCGCGCCAGGCTCGGCGGCTCTCATCTTCGGGCCGACTGCCGGCTCGCTGTATCTCCGGGTCCAGACCCTGGTAAGCGGGGGCGTTGGCGGCCTGAGATTCACGTTTCGCAATTCGTCCAACGTGACCATCTGCCAATTCGACCTGGCGGCGCAATTCACGGTTGGTCAGGACTACGACGTTCAGGCGACGGCGGATCTCACTCAGCCCAACAGCACCGCCGGTCTGCGGGCCTTTATAGGCAGTTCGGCCGCCACGATTTCCGTTCTGACCTTCACGTCTGGCGCCACCATCGCCTTCAGCGGAGCCGCCGTCTACAAGTTCGGGAACCTCAACCTCAACGCCGGTTTCGGGATGCTCTACCTGAGCAATCGTTGGGTCGATATCACCGATCCCGATATCCGCGAGCGGTTCACCAATGGACGCCGTCTCGGGCCGAACGGCGAGAACGTCGATGGCACGGCTCCGGCGATCCTGCTCCTTGGAACCGAGGCGCAATGGGAGGCCGGCGGCGGGATCAACCGCGGCACATCGGCCATGAAGTTCGTCCCGCAGGGCGGCACTGATGTGACGCCGGTTGCCGGTACGGTGACGACCTGGCCGTACTACACCTACGCAACAGCGCTAACCATCACCTCGCCGGCCGATATCGAGCTCGGAAACTCGGCGGCCTTTACGGTCGCGACCGACGGGGCGACGGCCAACAACATCAGTGTCACCGTCAACGATGGAGCCCAAAGCGGGACATTCAACCCGGCGTCGCCGATCGTTCTGGTCAACGCCGACGCTCCTAGCCTGAGCTTCAGCTACACCCCTGCCCTGGGCGGCAACAAGACGATCGCTGCCAGCGCGTCGGGATTGACCGGGGCTTCCGACGTCCTCGGGGTGACGCTGCCGCCGGTGGCCGTCACCTACACGTTCGACCTGACCGTAACGGATACCTATTCAGGACTTCCGACTGTCGTCCAGCGCAGTTTGACGGTGAACCCGTAAACGCCAGCGAGCCAAGGGTTGCCGCGCTCTTTCTATTTTGGTAAGGTTCCAGTGCCAGAGACGCGCGCCCAATGAGCGGCGCGCTGCTGCATCACCAGAGGCAGCATCCGCATGGCGTTCAGCAACACCTTCGCGACATCGTTCAGTACGAGAAAGCTGGTTGACCGCGCGTTTGGTCGGTGCCGGATCAAGCCGGAAATGATCTCTGCCGAATACCTCGACATCGCCAGCGACAACCTGTTCCTGATCTTCAACGATCTGTCGAATCAGGGTGTTTTGCTGTGGGCGCTCGACAAGGTCATCATGCCTTTGTACGACGGTGTCGGCGATGTGAGTCTGGCCGCCAACACCGTAGACGTCATGAACGGCAATCTCCGGTGGCTGCAGGAGGTCAGCGGGTCGAGCACGGACAACAGCACCAGTCGGGTCATCGACTTCTCCAGCGACACGTTCGTCAGCTCGGTCGGCGTCTTGTGGAGCGCGGCCAGCGTGCCGATCAGCCTGAGTCGCAGCGACGACGGCGTGACATGGGAAGTCGTCCAGACCGAAAACCCCAGCGCTGCGGCAGGCGAGTGGACGTGGTTCGACCTGGCTTCCGACGTGGCCTCGCGCTACTTCCGGGTGCTCGCGACATCGGGCACGCTTGGTTTCTCGCAGATATACACGGGCAACACGCCGACCGAGATACCGCTGTCGCGGCTCAACCGCGACGACTACACGAACCTGCCGAACAAGGTGTTCCAGTCGAATCGGCCGTTGCAATACTGGTTCGACCGGCAGATTCCCCAACCGATCATGCACCTTTGGCCGATCCCCAACGATGCCGCGACGGTGATGCAGCTGGTGCTGTGGACGTCACGCCGGATGATGGACGTCGGGTCGATGACACAGGAGATCGAGGCGCCGCAGCGTTGGCTGCAGGCCATGACGTCGATGCTCGCTTCCCGCCTCGCGCTGGAGATCGCCGAAGTCGATCCCGGCCTGTACCCGTTGCTTAAAGGCGTCGCCGACGAGGACCTGTACAAGGCCCAGATCGAGGAGCGCGATAACAGTCCCTTCAACCTGACGCCCGGCGTATCGGTCTACACACGATGAGCATCTATCTCGACACGCGCGGCCTAGGGTCCTTGGCCATAGCAATTTGCGACCGGTGCAACATCAAGTACCCGATCGAGGAACTTCGTCCGGATCCTAATTCGCCGGGGTTGCGTTGCTGCCCGGCCGACGTGGATCTCTACGACCCCCACCGGCTCCCGGCGCGACAGACGGAGAACATCACCTTGCGGCACCCTCGTCCCGACGTTCCGCTCGTGACCCGGCCTTACGGCCTGATCACCGAGGATGGAAACAGCTTTATCATCACCGAGGACGGTGACGAGTTTCTGGTGCCGTGAGCGTACCCTCGAACCTCATCCAGGCGCGGGTCACCGACCTTCCGATGTATATCGGATCCGACACGTCGGGCTCGATCTTCTACGTCCTTGGCGGGCGATCCTACCAAACGCAGCTTTCCACGCTGTTCGCGGGCTCCACCGGAACAGTAACGAGTGTCGACGCCTCGGGCGGGACGACGGGCCTCAACTTCTCCGGCGGCCCGATCACGACCAACGGCTCCTTGGTCCTCGGCGGCACGCTGGCCTTGACGGCAGGCGGCACGGGGGGCACGTCGGCCTTCGCGGCGCGGGTCAACATCCTGCCGAGCCTGACCGGCAACGCGGGCAAGGTTCTGGCGGTCAATGCCGGCGCGACTGACGTCGAGTACATCACCGTCGCCGGCACCGGCACCGTGACCAGCATCGACGCCTCGGGCGGGACCACCGGTCTTTCGTTCTCGGGTGGCCCGGTCACGGCTGCGGGCACCTTGACCCTTTCCGGCACGCTGGCCGTCGCGCACGGCGGCACCGGCCTGACTGCGCTCGGCACCGGCATCACGACATGGCTCGGCACCCCCTCAAGCGCCAACCTTGCGGCCGCGGTCACCGACGAGACCGGCACCGGGTCACTGGTTTTCGCAACATCCCCGACGCTGGTGACGCCGGTCCTCGGCACACCGTCCTCGGTCACCCTGACGAATGCGACCGATCTGCCCATCACGACCGGCGTCTCAGGGCTTGGCACCGGCGTCGCCACGTTCCTCGCGACGCCGTCGAGCGCCAATCTGGCGAGCATGGTGACAGGGGAAACCGGGAGCGGCGCGCTCGTGTTCGCGACATCCCCGACGCTGGTAACGCCGGCACTGGGGACGCCTTCCGCCGTTGTCCTGTCCAACGGCACGGGTCTACCCTTGACGACGGGCGTCACGGGCAACCTGCCGGTAGCCAACCTCAACTCCGGGGCCGGAGCATCTTCGAGCTCCTTCTGGAGAGGTGACGGAACGTGGGCTCCTCCAGCTTTGGCGCTGACGCTCATCGACACGAAGGCCACCACGTCCGGCACGTCGTGGACGTTCAGTTCCATCCCGACGACGTACACCAATCTGCTACTGGTGTTCGAGGGCGTCAGCCACAACGACGGATCGTCGCAGAACATCCTTTACGAGCTATCGGATAACAACGGCACGAACTGGACCACGGCGGCGAATCTGCTGAACGCCGCGCCAACCGACACCGTCTACGGCGCGGTCAGCATCCCCGGCTACCTGCTGGCTGCGGGGCAACTGGTGTCGAGCATACGCAATCTGGCGGCGAACCGCACGACGGTAACCACGACAACGACAGGTCTGGTCACTGCGTCGTGGCGCATCGCGGCCGGGATCAATGCCATCAGGATCAGCCTCGCCGCGGGCTCGGGAGATGCCGGCGCGTTGAAGCTCTACGGGGTGTAGCCGTGTCGATCGCCGCGCCCGTCAACCGGAGGGTATGTCCGTGAAAAAGAACTGCAAGCCTCCCGCCAAACCGAAACCGTTCAAGGCCGGCGGCCCGATCAAGAAGCCGGCGCAGGGCGGCGGCAACGGCAACGGTCCGCCGCCTGCGCCGCCGAAGATGACGAGGTGGTGATGCACTGGACCTTGCTCGTGATGTGCGGCCTCGTCGTCTGGGCGATGAGCGGAGCGCTATGGCGTCCGGGGTCTCTGGCACTGGCAGCGTCCTGGTTCGTTGGACAGCTGTGGTTCGCCTACACCGGCAACAGCACGCCGATCGGTCTGTATCTTCTGCTCGACCCGATGGTCCTTCTGGCTGTCTGGTTTTATCGGGCATCGATATTGGACTGGGTCATTATCGGTATATTTCCGTTGGAGTGGGCGATCTACGCAACGACGGAAGGAATAGAACAATGGTTTTGGCTCTGGTACTTAGCAGGTGCGCAGATGTTATGCGCCGGGCCTTGGGTGCAGATCCAGCGCGCAAGCACGTCCGTCAGTCATGGCCCGCTTCGGGCCGGGGGCACACGATGAGGGCAGACGATGTTACCATCACTCGATCTGGGCGCTTTGACGATCCCGATTTTCGCCGGGATTTTCACGGCAGGCTGGGCAACATGTGTTCGTGTTCTCGTGCTCCCAATGAGAGAGCGGATGAAGGACATGGAGGCGAAACTCGACCAGATCGAGCAGGACAGGGCGATTCGTTTGGCGGTGCTCGAAGGGCGGAGGCCCGATCGATGAGGCGGCTGATCGAGAAGTTTACTGGCTTCGGCCTGTGTTCGCGGGCGGACCAGCTGGAGACGCGCATGGAACGGCTCGCGGTGAAACTCACGCACTGGCCGTTCTAGGCAAGAGAGGAGGTAGCAGGGGGCAATGCGACTGATCGACAACTGGCGAATCTACGCCTTTCACTCACTGGTCGCCTGGGCCTCCGGCGCGATCGGTGCTGTGCTGGCGTTGGTGTTCGCCAACTACGGCATATTCTTCGCCGTGATCCCGTTCCTACCCACGACGATTCAACTCCCGGCCGCAGCGCTGTGCGGTGGTGTCGCTTTGTGGGGCGCGATCACGGGTTCACGTCTGATCGAACAGCCGAAACTGGCGGCCAAGGTCGCTGAGAAGGTCGCTGAGAAGGTCGAAGAGAAACAGCAGGAGGCGGCTGATGCCAATCTCGCCGCTTGAAGCCATGCGCCAGCGCAACGCGGCTAACGGACTGCCCGCCAAGCTCACGGCAGGGCAGAAGGGCGGGCTGGTTGCTACCGTCGGCGCTACTGCCGCAGCGGCGCTCATCGCACTCGTCGGGCGGTGGGAGGGCGAGCGAAACGATCCATACCAAGACATCGTCGGCGTCTGGACTGTGTGTTACGGTGAGACGCGCGTGGAAATGCGCCGCTATTCCGACGCCGAGTGCAAGGCGATGCTGGCCGACGGGACCAACGACTTCGCTAAGCCGGTGCTGGTGCGCAATCCCGAACTCAAGGATCGCCCCAACCAGCTCGTCGCGGCGGTCTCGTTGGCGTACAATATCGGCGCGCGCAACTACATTCGATCGACTGTAGCGAAGCGGTTCGCTGCGGGGGATTACAAAGGCGCGTGCGACGCCTTTTTGCTGTGGAACCGAGCCGGGGGGCGCGTCGTCAAAGGTCTCGACAATCGTCGGCGCCAGGAGCGACAGATTTGCCTGAAAGGACTGTGACATGATCGAATTGATCATTGCTCTGCTCGTACTGGGCCTCGTGCTCTATCTGGTGAGCCTCGTGCCGATCGACGCGCGGATCAAGATGGCGATCTACGCCATCGCGCTCATCTTCGCCGTGATTTACATTCTTCGCCGTTTGCCAGCGCTTGGCATCCTCTGATGGCGTATGAGGCTCTGAAGTGGCCGGGCTGGCGCGGAGGGGTGGCGGTAGCCATCGCTCTGGCGCTGGCCCTCGCCCTCTGGAGCCGTGCCAGTTGGAGAGAGGAAGCGGGCAAGTGGAAGAAAACCGCAGGTGTCTGGGAAATGGCCTTCGACACGCAGAAGTCGGCCTATCAGGCGGCACAGGCTGCTGCTCGCGCGAAGGCCGAAGCTCAGAAAGCCAAGGATGAAGTGCGCTATCGTGAACTTGCCGAGAGGGCAGACCATGTCGACCAGCAGATTGCCGACCTTCGCGCTGCTTCTCAGCGCTATGCTCAGTCTCACAGCCTGCGCAACATCAAAGCCCGTACCGCTGATGGTGCTGCCGGACGAGCCGGTAGCTCCGGCTCAAGTGGTGCTGCCTCGGGCGGTGACCGACCCGGTGCCGATACCGACGTGGTTGTCCCAAGGGCTGACTTCGACAAGCTCGTCGACAACACGATCCGTCTCAAACAGGTGAACGAGTGGGGCCAGTCGTTGATCGCTGACGGCAAGGCCGTCGCGCTGGAAGGAGACCGCTAGTGCCTCAGGCGATGACATTCGACACGCTCCAAGAAGACGTGCGCCGCTATCTCGAACGCGGCAACGTGGCCGACACGACGGTCTTCGAGCAGATCCCGCGTCTCATCAACCTTGCGGAACGCCGCATCGCCCTCGAACTCAAGATCGAGGGGTTCATCGTCCCGGTCTCGGCCACCCTGCAAGCCGGCGTAGCGGTCTACGACAAGCCCGACCGCTGGCGCGAGACGATCTCGTTCTCGATCGGCGCCGGGGTCTCCGGGGAACAGCGCACGGTCATCTTCCCGCGCGGTTACGAGTATTGCCGGACGTTCTGGCCCGATGCCACGCAGACCGATCAGCCGCAGTTCTACGCCGATTACGACTACAGCCACTGGCTGATCGTGCCGACGCCTGACGCCGATTACGAGGCGGAAATCCTCTACTACCAGTTGCCGCAGCTGCTGGACGACGGGGTCCAGACCAACTGGATTACCGAGTACATTCCGCAGTTGCTGCTCTACGCGACACTGCACGAAGCGGCGCCCTTCCTCAAGGAGGATACGCGCATTCCGACGTGGCAAACGCTCTACGACCGCTCGGCCGGCATGGTGAACGGCGAGGACCTGGCGCGGATGCTCGACCGCTCAGCCGTGCGCAAGACGGCATAGGAGACGACAGTGACGACATTCCAGACTGTGTTCGGCGGCACGACGATCTTTCCGTCCGACGTTACGCTGCTCGAACTCGCGCTCGACGATGACGTCACGCTCGAATGGCCGCTCGAAGCCGCCACGGGCGCGAACATCATCGCGCGGATTAACGAGATCACGCCGTCGGGCAGCTTCACCATCACGATGCCCGACGCGACGCAGACCGGCGTCGGCCAGACCATCCTGTTCAACAACCTTGGCCCCGACGATGTCACCATCGTCAAGGCCGGTGGCGGCGCGCTGCTCAGCCTCTCGGCCGGCGAAGTATGGCAGCTCTACCTGACCGACAACACGACGACGGCGGGGTCGTGGAGCATCTTCCAGTACGGCGCTACCACGGCGCAGGCTCAGGCCGCGGCGCTCGAAGGACCGGGCATCGTCGCGATCGGCTCGGTGCTGGCGCAGGAGATGGCCGTCTCCACCATCAACACGACGCCTTATACCGCCTTGACGACCGATCGTTCGGCGGCCTTCGTGTGGATCGGATCGAGCGGGACACTGAACCTGCCGGCCGCCCAGACGGCGGGGCAAGGCTGGTTCCTCAACGTGCGCAACGGCGGCACCGGAGACTGGACGATCGACCCGTCGAGCTCGGAGACGATCAACGACAACACGACGCTCGTCCTGCAGCCTGGCGACAGCGCCGTCATCGCGACGGACGGCCTTGAATGGTGGACCATCGGCCTCGGCAAGCAGGCGGTCTTCGCTTTCGACTACACCTCGATCGATCTGACCGGCGTGACCGGCAACTACGTGCTGACCGGCGCGGAACTCAACCGCATCGCCTACAAGTTCACCGGCGCGCTGGCGGGTAACACGACCATCGTCGCGCCGCCAACCTTGCAGCAGTATTGGGTGACGAACGCGGCAACCGGGTTCACGTTGTCGCTGTCGGTCTCTGGCTCGGCCAGCCCGGTGAACATCGCGGGCGGCGGCAAAGGCATCTACTATTCCAACGGCGTGGACATGGTGCTGGCCAACACTGTCGCCGGCATCGCCACGCCGATCTCGGTTGCCGATGGGGGCACCGGGGCGACATCGGCGGCCAATGCGCGGACCAATCTGAGCGCGGCGGCTCAGGGTGCGAACGCCGACATAACCCGGTTGAGCGCGCTTGCGGACGGTAGCGTCAGTGCTACTGCAGCCGGTTTCAGCGGCGACGCCGGCGCCGGGCTCTACCGCCCTGCCGCGTCGCAGATCGCCCTCGCGGCAAATGCCATTCGCGCCGTGTTCGTCTCCACCGCCGCTTCGGGCAATATCGCCATCGGCCCCAGCGCCCTGGCGTCGGTGTCCTCGGCGACGGCCAAGTGTGTCGCGATCGGCGACCGTGCGGGCACGCTCTCGGTAGGCGGTACGGAGAACACCGCCATAGGGTATCTGGCCTTCAGCAAGAACGTCTCAGGCATCCGCAACACCTGCATGGGCAGTCTCGCCGGACTTGAAATGACCGGCTCGAACAACGTCTGCGTCGGCTACAACACGATCGGCACGAACCCGGCCAGCGGTAGCCAGAACACTGTCGTCGGTGCTTCGGCGAACATCACCGGCAGCGGCTCGAACAACACGCTGATCGGCTTCTCTGCGGGAGGCGTCGCGACCGGCTCAAACAACACGCTGCTCGGCAACGGTGCAACGGCGTCCGCGACATCGGTGTCAAACGAAATCACCCTCGGCAACGGGTCCGTCAGTGTCCTGCGCTGCCAGGTCACATCGATCACGGCGCTGTCCGACGCGCGCGACAAGGACGACATCCAGACGCTGCCCGCCGGCATGGATCTGGAGTTCATCGACACCATTACCCCGCGCAGATGGAACTGGAACGCGCGCGACGGCTCCAAGGTCGGTGTGGCCGACATCGGCTTCGTCGCGCAGGAACTCAAAGAGGCGATGGCGCAGTGCGGCATCGAGGTTCCGGGCCTGATCTACGAGAGCAATCCAGATCGTCTCGAAGTCGCAGCGGGTCTGCTGCTGCCGATTGCCGTGCGGGCGATCCAGCAACTCTCGGACGCGCTCAACAACACGAACGGCCGGCTCCGGGCGCTGGAGGAATCCTTTGGCGGATGAAGCCATCATCCAGGTGGCGTCGGCTCCCGGCGTCAAGCGCGACGGCACCGTCTTCGAAGGGCAGAACTACGTCTCCGCGCAGTGGTGCCGGTTTCAGCGCGGTCTGCCGCGCAAGATGCCCGGCTACCGCGCGATCAACAAATACCTGCATGGCATCGGCCGCACGCTGCTCGGCTACACGCAGGACACTTTGACCTATGTCCACGTCGGCTCGGCCGACCATGTCGAGCGCTTTACGGTCGATGGCAACGGCAACACGTCGATCATCGCCGACCGGACGCCGGCGGCTCTGGTCGCCGACGATCTCAACATGTGGCAGTTCGACACACTGACCGACGCATCCAGCGAAACCAACCAGATCGTCGCGCAGGTGGCGAGCAACCTTGATTGTATCTGCAGCTCCTCGGCAGGCCAGTTGTTCACCGGCGATCTGCTCGGCACCGGCGCACTTACCGAAGTCACGACGGTTCCCGGCAACTGGAACCCCAACGGCGGTACGGTCACGCTCCACCCCTACAGCTTCGTCTACGGCAGCAACGGCTATGTTGCGTGGTCGATCCCCGGCGATCCGACCGATTTCACCGGCAGCGGAGCAGGGAATGCCTACATCACCGGGCAGAAGATCGTGCGCGGGCTGCCGTTCCGCGGCGGCCCCGGCAACAGCCCTTCGGGCCTGTTCTGGAGCGCCGACAGCCTGATCCGCGCCAGCTACATCGGCGGCACTCCGGTCTTCCAGTTCGACACGATCTCGGGCAAGACGTCGATCCTCGGCGCGCAGGCGGTGATCGAGTACGACGGCATCTTCTACTGGGCCGGCACCGACCGCTTCCAGATGTTCAACGGGGTAGTGCGCGAAGTCGAGAACAACATGAACCTGAACTGGTTCTATGACAATCTCAACGCGCCGCTGCGCCAGAAGGTGTTCGCATTCAGCGTGCCGCGCTACGGCGAGATATGGTGGTGCTTCCCCTTCGGCAACGCGACCGAATGCACGCATGCGGTGATCTACAACGTCCGCGAGAATACCTGGTACGACACGGAACTGCCCAACGAAGGGCGGGCGGCAGGACTGTCTCCAGCCGTGTTCCGCCGGCCGATGCTCACCGGGGTCGAGCCGCAGGACTATATCGCCGTCGAGGCGACAGTCGTTGCCGGGGGCGCGAGCTACGCTGTCGGTGACGTGCTCTACGTCGTCGGAGGGATCAGCGACATTACCGTCGAGCTGACTGTCGCGACCGAGACGGCCGGCGCTGTCACGGCGGTGACGGTGACCAACGCGGGCTCCTACACGTCGCTGCCGACCAATCCCGTCGCGACGACATCGACCATGGGCGGCAGCGGCGCGACGTTCACGATGGAGTTCGTCGCGCCATACCGCTTCTGGATCCACGAGATCGGCACCAACGAGGTTGTCGAGCAGATGGAGCAGCCGATCCTGAGCTACTTCGAGACCGGAGACATCATGCTGCCGCTGATGGAGGGTATGAGCGGGGAGGACAAGAACCTCAGCATCAGCATCGTCGAGCCCGATTTCGTCCAGTCGGGCGACATGTCGGTGCAGCTCGTCAGCCGATCGAACGCGCGTGCTCCCGAGATCCGCAGCGATCTCGTGCCTTTCTCCGAGCAGACGACGACCGGCGTCGGCGCGGACGGCCAGATCGCCCGGTTCAAGTTCGAAGGGCGTCAGTTGCGCTTCTACTTCGAGAGCAACACGGTCAACGGCACCTATCAGTTCGGACAGACCCTCGCCCACATCAAGCCGACAGACGGGAGGATCACGACATGATCGACCCGACCGGCCTTACGTTGCTTGACTGGACGGATTCTGTCATACTCGATAACGGTGACGCTTTCGGCTTTCCCAGGCTGATCGACGAGAACGCATGGCAGGACTGGGCCTCGAACTACGTAAGAGCACAGCCCTTCGCGCAGCGCGCTGTTCCTGATCCCTATCGGTTCGACGACTGGCGAGAGTGGGCCATGCGCAGCTATACCATGCTTGAAGGACAAGGCTGATGGCGTACTCGCCGGAGACCCAGGCTTACATCGACCGGATCAATGCCTACGCCGACGAGATGAGCGGCAAAGGTTACACGGTCAACAAGCACGCCGTCGCCGGGCCGGAAGGCGAGGACCCCTACGCCAATCTGATCCGCACCGGCGTCGATCCCAAGAGCCTTGTCGATGTCGGCCACACCTTCCTGACGAACAAGGGCAACCGCGCCGACTACAAGAGCCAGAGCGGCGTTCTCTGGGCCAACCCCGACGCGCAGTACCACATCACCAACGAGCACGGGAAGGACAAACTGCTCTACAGCGGGTCCGGGATCGAAGGTCTCGATCAGGTCTACGCCATTGCGCAGGAGCTTTCGAAGTCCGGCGGCAAGAAAGCCAACTGGGGCGTTGAGATGTACGACCCGGCGAGCGGACAGTGGGTGCGCTCGGCCGAGGACAATCCTTCGAAGAACCTGCTCGGCAAGATCGCCGACTTCGCGCTGCCGCTGGCTGGCGCGCTGCTCATGCCGGTTACGGGCGGATTGTCCGGGGCGTTGGCCGCAGGGCTCGGCGCGGCGGGCGGCTCGGCCCTGTCTGGGGTCGCGCAGGGCAAGAGCATCGGCAACATCCTCAAGGGCGCGGCGCTATCGGGCGGCTTGTCATACCTTGGCGGTTCGGCGCTGGGCGGCCTCGGCGGAGGTTCGGGCGGAGCCGCTTCTGGAGCCGGGGCAGGCGCGGCGGGAGGCGTCGGAAGCGCCGCGGGCTCGGCGCTAGGCGCGCTTCCCGGCGATATCGTCGTACAGGGCCTCAAGGGCGGTCTCGGCAGCGCGGTGGGAGGTGCCTTGGGCGGAGCGGCTGGCGGCGCTGCTGCAGGGGCCTTGGGTGGCTCCGGGGCGCTCCCGAACGATATCGTCGTGCAGGGCGCGCGCGGCCTCGGGCAGTCGCTGCCCAACGCTCTGGGCAGCATCAGCGGCGCTGCGCTGACCGGGGCAGCCAACCAGCTTGGTGGCAGCGCGGCCAACAACGAGATCGTCGTCGAAGGGCAGAAGCCCCTCGTGCCCGAGAACTTCACGCTCACCCCCGAGATGCTCGCGTCGCTCGGCATCACGACCGAGTTCGCGGCGACGCCGCAGGGCAAGTCGACCGTCGACAAGATCATCAGCGGTCTTAAAGCGGCGGGGCTGCTCACCGGCCTCGTCGGTAACGCGATCGGCGGAGGCGGCAAGAGCGGCACCGGGACGGTGCCCGGCGCGCTCGGCAACCTCAACCCGATCTTCTCGAAGACGCTGCCGACCACGAACATTCCGGGGGGCGTCGGCACCGCGGCGAACTTCGCGCCGCGCCAGATGCCCGAGCAGGACTGGAATCGCTACGCGATGCATCCCGAGCAGTCGTTCTTCAACTACGTGCCGCAGCGCTACACGCCGCCGGTACAGGCGTTCGCCAAAGGCGGCATGGCCGTCAAAGGCAAGGGCACCGGCCGCAGCGACGAGATCGACGCCAAGCTGTCCGACGGCGAGTACGTCGTCGATGCGGAGACGGTCTCGCTGCTCGGCGACGGGTCGAGCAACGCCGGGGCCAAAGCTCTCGACAACCTGCGCGTCGCCGTAAGGAAGCACAAGGGCCGCAGTCTGGCCAAAGGCAAGTTCAGCGCCAAGGCGAAGCAGCCCGAGCGCTATCTGGGGGTACGCAAGTAATGGCGCTCACCGATTTCCTGACCGAAGGCGCGCAGATCCCCGCAGGCTCGGCGGTCAAGTCGATCACCTCCCAGACGGTGCTGCCCGACTGGTACACCAACTATGCGATGGACATCCTGTCGGGGCAGCAGGCTATCGCGGGCAACCCCTACGCGACGTACCAGGGGCCGCGTGTCGCCGACTTCACGCCGATGCAGCAGCAAAGCTTCCAGCAGGCCCAGCAGGCGGCGGGAGCCTACCAGCCCGGTCTCGACAAGGCGACGGCGGCAACACAGAGCGCCTTGGGCCAGAACGGCGCGTCCGCCGCGCAGCCCTACTTCAACCAAGCCGTCGGGCTCAGCCCGCTGGACGCCGGTCAGGCCGACTACAACGGCGCGCGAGGCAGCATTGGGGCGGCGACGGCGATCAACCCCGGCACGATGGCACAGCCCTATTACGGCGCTGCGCTGTCGATGAACCCGTCGGTCTCGGCGGCGGGCGACTACGGCGCCGCGCGCGGCACGATCGGCTCGGCGCTGAGCTACAACGCACCGGGCGCGGCGCAGCCTTACTACGGTCAGGCCGGCAGCATGAACGCGCTCGGTGCGGCACAGCCGTACCTGAGCGGCGCTGGCGGCTACGCCATGCAGAGCACGACCGGCGACGGCCTCTCCGCCGCGATGCCGTGGCTCAACGCCGCTTCGGGCAGTGTCGCCAACGTCGGCGAGTACATGAACCCCTACGAGCAGGACGTGGTCGATTACATCGGCCAGCAGGGGACGCGCAACCTGCGCGACACGATCATGCCCGCGCTCGAAGGCCGCTACATCACCTCGGGCCAGTTCCGCGGCAGCGGGCAGCTCACCGACACGATGCGCGCCGTGCGCGACACCTCGCAGGACATCCTCGGTCAGCAGGCGCAGTTGCGGCAGTCGGGCTACATCAACGCGCAGAACCAGAAGGGCAACGACCTGAGCCGGTACGGTCAGCTCGGCTCGACAGCGGGCAATCTCGCGGTGCAGCAGCAGCAGGCCGTCGCCAACGCGGGCAACATGCTCGCCAACATCGGCGCGACAGCAGGCAATCTTACCGCCGGTCAGCAGCAGCTGCTCGCCTCGATGGGCACCAATCTGGGCCAGCTTACGCAGGGCCAGCAGCAGGGCGCGCTGTCCGCCGCGAACCAGATGGCGGGACTGGGTGCGTCCGAGGCGGGCATGACACAGGCCCAGCAGAACCTGCTGCAGGGCATCGGCACCCAGACGGGTCAGTTCGGTGCCGGCCAGCAGCGGACTGCGCTTGATGCCGCCAGCCAGCAGGCTGCCCTCGGTTCGACGATGTCGGGTCTCTCGCAGGCCCAGCAGAACCTGCTGCGCGGCATCGGCGGCGATGTCGGCGCGCTCACCGGCAGCGACGCCTCGCGCTCGCTCGCCGGCGGTGCGCAGCTCGGCAACCTCGCCGGCCTCGCCCAGCAGTACGGCATCACCGGGGCCAACGTGCTCAACCAGGCGGGCTCGCAGCAGCAGCAGCTCAACCAGCAGAGCCTCAACACCGCCTACGAGGACTTCCTGCGGCAGCAGGGCTACCCGCAGCAGC